AGGTGCTGGTATCTCCGGTGTCTATGCTGATGATCCATAACCCGTCCACCATGGCGATGGGCGACAAGGACGATCTGACGCAGGCAATCTCCATGCTGGATGAGGTGAAGAACTCCATCCTGAATGCCTACATGACAAAGACAGGTCTTTCCCGGAACAAGCTCAGCAAGCTCATGGACGATGAGACCTGGATGGACGCAAACAAGGCCGTCGAGCTTGGCTTTGCGGACCGCGTCATGAAGCGCCCGGAGCTCTACCGGAGTGACGAGGAGAAGGACGAAGATCCTGACAAGGCTCCGGACCAGAATCCGGACAATAAGCCGGACAACGAACCGGACGAAAATCCGGATAAGGATACTCCGGAGAAACAGAAGGACCCTGACGAGAAGGAAGAGAAGAAGGACGAGGACCGCTTTGGCGGATATCTCTATTCCAGCCGTCAGATGGAACTTGCCTTCACGAACAAGGTGAAGCAGCACTACAAGACCAGTGACAGGGCGCAGGCAGGACCTGACGCCGCAAACCATGCAGAAGATGGCCGGAGCGTGGATGCTCTCATGGAGCGCCTGAATCTTCTGCACACCATGATGTGAGGAGGAAAACACAAATGAACGTACAGGAATTAATTGCAAAGAGAGCTAAGGCGTGGGAGGCAGCGAAGTCCTTCCTCGAGGCTCACAGAGGAGAGAACGGTGTTCTCTCTGCCGCAGACGGGGAAACCTATGACCGTATGGAGAAGGAGATCACGGATCTCACCAAGGAGATCGACCGCCTGAACCGTCAGGCAGCAATCGAAGCCCAGCTGAATCAGCCGACGACCTCTCCGCTGTCCAACATGCCGTCCGCAGGCGGTGAGAAGCCGGAAAGAAAGGGACGCGCTTCCGATCAGTATGCCAAGGACATGCTGACTGCCATGCGCACCAACTTCCATCAGGTATCTGACATCCTTCAGGAGGGTGTCGACGCCGATGGCGGATATCTCGTTCCGGAGGAGTGGGATTCGAGACTCATCGATGTTCTGAATGAGGAGAACATCATGAGAGGCCTTGCGACCCAGATCACGACTTCCGGGGAGCACAAGATCAACATTGCCGGTGCCAAGCCGACCGCTGCATGGATCGAGGAAGGCGGTGCCCTTCAGTTTACCGATGCGAAGTTCGGTCAGAAGATCCTTGATGCCCACAAGTTGCATGTGGCAGTGAAGGTCACCGAGGAACTTCTCTACGACTCCAGGTTTGATCTTGCAAGTTACATCACGACCCAGTTCGGTATCGCGATTGCAAACGCCGAGGAGGACGCTTTCCTGAACGGTGATGGCAACGGCAAGCCGACCGGCATCTTTGATGCGACGAACGGCGGCACCGTATCCAAGACTCTCACTGGCACCAAGCTCAGTACCGATGATGTGCTGGATCTCGTGTATGCCCTGAAGCGTCCGTACCGTAAGAAGGCATCGTTCATCATGAACGACCAGACCCTTGCGGCACTCCGTAAGCTCAAGGACAACAACGGAGCCTACATCTGGCAGCCGTCCTATCAGGCAGGTGAGCCGGACAGACTCGTCGGCTATGCTGTCCACACCAGTGCCTACGCTCCGGAGCTTGCTGCTGACAAGCCGGTGATGGCATTCGGTGACTTCTCTTACTACAACATCGGCGATCGTGGGACCCGCTCTATGCAGGAGCTCAGAGAGCTCTTCGCGGGCAACGGCATGATCGGATACGTGGCCAAGGAGAGGGTTGATGGTCTTCTGGTACTTCCGGAAGCCGTGCAGATCATGAAGGCAGGCGCATCTGCCTGATCTGCAGTTGTAGCAAAGTAATGTTGAGAGCTCAGGGTGTCAGAGCCCTGGGCTTTCTTTCTGACTGGAAGGGAGGCAGTGATGTTCTCACTGGATGAAGCAAAGAAATATCTCAGGGTCGACTCAAACGACGAGGACGACATCATTCAGCAGGAACTGGATGCTGCCGAGAGTCTGGTCGCGAGTGTACTGCGTAAAGATTCCCTCGGAGATGAAGATAGTCCGATTGTCACAGTGGCAATTCTTTATGCGCTCGCTTATCTCAACGAGCATCGGGAGGAAGCCGATCATCACGCCCTGACGATCACTCTCCGGAACCTGCTCTTCGGAGAGCGGGATCCTCAGTTTTAAGGGGGGTGCGGGATGAATATCGCAGCGATGAATGTGCGGCTCACGATTCAGAAGAATGAAACGGTAACGGACCGGATAGGAAACCACGTGAACACATGGACGGACTTCTACACCTGCTGGGCGACACCAGTGCAGGGCGGAGGATCCGAGAAGCAGGAAGCAGGAACGATCAACAGTACCGATTCCATTGACTTCACGGTCCGGTACGCCAAGTGTCTCGAAGGGCTCGACTCCACAAAGATCCGGATCCGGCTTGGTGATGCAATCTACAACGTAACCGCCATTGATCCGATGGGATTCAAACACAACAGTCTCAAATTCAAGTGCGAGAGGGTGAAGCGATGAAGATAAAGGTGGATGATCTTGCCGCGACGGTCGAAAAGACGCTCTCCGACTACGTGGATGACGTGAACGACGTCGTGAAGCAGGAGATCAAGGATGCCGGAAAAGAAGCTGTGAAAGAGCTGAAAGAAAAATCACCCAAGCGTACCGGCAAGTACGCAAAGGGCTGGCGGTCCACGGTTCAGAAGGAAACGGCAGTCGGTGCGGAGGTGGTTGTTCATAACAAGATTTATGGTCTGACGCATCTGTTGGAAAAAGGCCACGCCAAGAGAGGAGGTGGCCGCGTGGACGGTATTCCGCACATCGCTCCTGTCGAGGAGGAGATTACCGGAAAGCTCACGGATGAGATTGAGAAGGAGCTGAAATGATGGACGAGATTATCACCATTCTGGAGGAGCTGGGTATTCCCTTTGCCTACGATCACTTCGCAGAAGGAGAAGGACCGGATCCTCCTTTTATCTGTTACCGCTGTCCGAACAGCGACAACTTTGCTGCAGACGGCACCGTGTATTTCCCGATTACAGAGATCGATATTGAACTCTACACGGATCAGAAAGATCCGGAGACAGAGAAGAAACTGGAAGACCTGCTCGTGAAGGGTGGGATCTTCTTTGATAAGACAGAGACCTGGATAGAGTCAGAAAAGCTCTATGAGGTCCTGTATTCATTTGAACAGGAGGCCTGAAATGGCGAACAAGAAGAATAAGGTTAAATACAATCTGAAGAACGTGCACTACGCCATCGCGACGATTGCCGAAGATGGGACAGCCACCTTCGCGGATCCTGTGGCGTGGCCGGGTGCTGTATCTCTTTCGCTGGATGCGCAGGGAGACCAGACAATCTTCTGGGCGGACGGTGTGCAGTACTTCGTTACTACAGCCAACAGCGGTTACAACGGAGATTTCGAGTCCGCGATGGTGCCGGAAGATTTCAGAGAGAATGTTCTCGGCGAGATCAAGGATGGAAACGGCGTTCTGATCGAGGATGCGGACGCTCAGCCGATTCACTTCGCGCTGCTCTTTGAGTTTGACGGCGATGTGAATGAGATCCGTCACGTCATGTATAACTGCACGGCAACGAGACCGTCTGTCGCGTCTTCCACGAAGGAGGATTCTATCGAGGTGCAGACGGAGAGTCTCACCATCAACGCAACCAGCATCAAGGATGCGACGCTTGGCAAGAATATCGTGAAGGCCCGTTCTGGTGCGGACACCGCTGATGCAACGTATCAGAGCTGGTACAGCAAGGTCTACACGCCTGCTGCGGTTGCTGCATCTACGAGTACAGCATCGACCAGCACAACCACATCCAGTTCCAGCAAGTGATAAGGAGGGCATGACATGTACCAGGAAATTTCGCTCCGGCTTAATGATGGGTCGGAGCAGAAGTTCCCGTTTCTCGCAACGGGGACAACGGCATACCGCTATAAGCAGGTTTTCCATCAGGATCTGATGATCCTTCTCAATAAGATGGAAAACAGCGAGGACGATCAGACCGATATGACAGTCGGTGATAAGCTCGCTTTTATTATGAACGCACAAGCGGAGAAGCGGGATATGAACACGCTGAATGTGGATGCCTTCCTCGAATGGGCGGATCAGTTTGATGGAGCGGAGCTGTTCCTGCATATGCAGGAGTTCGTCACGCTCTATCTCGGTTCTAGGAAAACTACTTCAAAGCCAAAAAAAGATCCCTCCCGACCGACCGGGAAATAAATACGGCTGTCTACATGCTCCGCGCAAAACAGATGGGTCTGTCCATTGCGGAGCTGGATCAGATGGAGGAGGGGATGGTGATGGATATGATCATCGAAGCAGGAAACGATCTGTGTGAGGACGAATACTGTCAGGTAGCAACGCAGCAGGATTTCGATCAATTCTAAACCGCATCGGTGATGAGCCGGTGTTTTTTCATGCCATGAAGGGAGGAGGAGACTATGGCAGATCGCATTAAAGGAATCACAATCGAGCTGGACGGCGATACCACCAAGCTCTCCAATGCCCTGAAGGGTGTGAATAAAGAGATCCGGGATACCCAGAGCAATCTGAAGGATGTCAACAAGCTCCTGAAGATGGATCCGGGAAATGCCGATCTCCTCGCACAGAAGCAGAAATATCTGACCGACGCCATCGATGCCACCAAGAAGAAACTGGCCGAGGAGAAGGAAGCCTTAGCCCA